CTGCTGCTTTTCCTCTGTTTGTTTCCGCATTCACTGCAGCACTCCACGCCCCCTTCTTCAAAGCGGCGTCTTTAATTCGCCCAAGTTCTGCCACATGATTGCTGTAATTCACTTCATACTTTTTGAGTCTTTCTTCTTTCAACTCACCAATATATTTTACGACTAGTGGGTTTTGTCTTGGGTTGGTTAGTTCTGATCCCTCTTGTCTACATCTCTTCTCACTGTAACCAGCCAGCTTGGCTGCCTCTGTCTTTGTAAGAGGTCCATCAGGTCCACCGAATACTAATAGTTCGGCAAACCTTTTCTGCATTTCTGTCAATCTCTTTGGTAATCCCATGTTGACAATTTAAGGTAACAATCATATATTGTCAAGCATATGGTAACATCAAATAAAGATGCAGCGAGGATATGGAAAATGATTGAAGATATAAGAAGTTCTGACAACACACCAGACAGAGGTCCTAACGACTTAGAGGAAAGAATAGAAGATTTGATGAAGATAAACTTATCTCATCAAAACTTAAATGCCGACTTGAGAAAAGAAGTTAGATATCAAACAGATCAAGCTAAGTTCTACAAATTAAAAGCTGAACAGTTAGCAAAAGAGAACAAAGAGTTGAGGGATATGGGTAAGAACTTTATTGACGAGCATAGAAACAAAGGTGACATGTAGTGTTTGTAAAACACTTACAACAATACTTAGATAGATTCACACAGGGTGAAAATGGCAGGCAAGGTAACGCTGTCAGCAACGCTAGAGTGTACATGCACGTTAATGGACACCTTGAAGAGATTAAGAGAATAGAAGTTCAAGAGAGTAATATTATAGGAGATACGTCCATCAGAGTGGTGTTAAAACCACAGAGAGAACGATTAATTATAGCTCCAAACAATCCAGAGTAACTCTGAAAAAATGCGTGGCCCAGAGGCAAAACTTTATCAAAAATTAAAGAAAATAACTCCGACTATTTGTTGGAATAGGATAGAAAATTTAAGCCTTATTGGTATGCCAGATGCGTTGGCATACACGAAATATAATCATTTCTTCACTGTAGAATTTAAAGTCACGAAGAGTAACAAGATCAGATTTTCACCTCATCAAATTGCATGGCATATGCGCCATCCGTACAATACGTTCATCTGCATTGAGGCCCTCGGTACAGGGGCCGTGAAACTTTATGCTTGGAGCTTGAAGCTTGTGGCTTGTACCTTGCAGAGCTTGGAGCTTGAGGCTTGTAGCTTAGTCCATTAACATCAACAGAAAAATTTGGATCAGTTGCTCTTCTTCTAGTGCTGGCCATATGCGATATTCTTTACAGCCGGATCCCAGCAAGACCTACAATCTCTACACTCGTTACCCTGTTTTGGGGCCGGGCATGTCGAGCCGGTAGTAACAACTGTAGAGGTTGTAGGCCATGAGCTGGGCGCCTGTTGATTCACCATCGGAGCTGAGAATCTGATTACCAGATTATCAGGTTTTAACGAAAGAAAAGATTTGATCCACGCTTCACGGGTCGGCATCCAATGCTTCACGCTGGGCGTCAATCTACAGACAGCGAATATTTTTATTAGGTGATCTTCATCCTGCACGTCTCCAGAATCGTGCCATCTAAAAAATTTTGATTTCTTACTATTAATTATCTTGGCCATGGCTGCAGTCCACAGTGGATTACGTATTGCCTTCAGGCGGAAGTATTGCGCATCCTGGACAACTTTAAACACGTAGCAGCCCTTCAATGCATAACAGTCATAGCATACTGAACCAGGGACCGCTTGCAGCTTGCCGCCAGTCTTGCATTCTTTTGCAGGTAGACCATACGCCCATCCTGGCATCTTGCTGGGCTTGCTCAGGCTTCCTGTAATTTTTAATGCTTCACTTGTTTTCATAATTCTTTTTATCATTCAATTGTGTCAAGCTTGTGGCTTGTTGCTTGTGGCTTATCTCTTCAAAAAATTTCTGGCAGCTTTCTAGATAGGCCTTGGGCAGTGTGCCATGGTCATCAGTGAACCATGGCAGCAGGTCGTTGTGTTTAATTCTATTTTTCATACGTGATCCTCAAAATCAATAAGTCGATGAATGATTGCTTTTAATTTTCTTAAATTTGTTGGCTGAAAGTGCAGGGCCATACCAGGTGAATTATAAAGTTCTAACAAGTCGTCGTTTATTTTTTGTAAGTGTCTTTGTTTCCAGAGATCACCTAAGACACCGTTTTTTTCTTTTTGCATATTTAATCCTTCCGTTGTTGTCCCATAATATCCCATAGCTTGGAGCTTGTCAAGCCTGCGGCTTGTGGCTTTGCTTAACGCTCGACATTCTCGGGTGACGTTAAACTATGTTGCCCACTTATCGATTTTACATGAGTCGAGGCAATGGCCAAGTTGCAAACCTACTTCACCCGTGCACGGGCAAGCAACCACGCAAGTGTGATTTATATTTTTAAGACAAATCAACTTGACCCCAGATCCATTGGTAGTGACCGCGCCTGCGTGCACATCGGTTTTGGCTAGCCCTAGCTGTGCCAATGGATCAGGGCTCAAACTTATTCTTCTAAAATTCCTTTACACTTGTCTTTACCACTTGGAAAACCTGTAAGCTCATCAAACATTTTTTCGTTGTCAAAACCTAATTTGATACAGGCTTCTTGTATGTCTTCAAGAGTGTATAACATTTTAGAAGTTTGATTTATAAAACCGCCTTCTTGTTTTGGTATTATTTTCATATTGACATCATATATAATATGGGATAATGCTATTGTCAAGCATAAATAATAACGGAAGGAAAATATATGCCAAAGACAATGACAAAATATCAACTAGACCATTTCAAAGAGAAGGTGCGAAGGAACTTTGACCCTTTAATTGAAGAACAGGAACTGTTGGTAAAACAATATAGAGCTGAAGCAACTGAAAAGATAGTCGGAAAGCTCGCGAAGAAAATGGGTGCTGACAAAATACTTGCTGACTTCAAGAAGGCGGAAGAGCAACTTGAAGCTGTAAGAGAAAAAGCTAGAACCTTCTTCAAGAAGAAGCAACAACAAGACCCAACAAATAAAGGTCTTACTTACAATATGAGAGAGCGAGACGAAAAGATAACTCTTAAAGATTGTAAAGAGCAACTAACTGAATGGGCGCGTGATTTGGTTGATAGAGAAATCAGACGTAGACCTGAAGGCCTGAAGCTCAAACAACTTGAAGAGTTAAAGCGACACTCCATTGACACAGTTATGGAAAGCGGAACACCTGAAGATTTATTGAGGGCGCTCGACGCTTCAACC